ACGAAAGCGTCTGGAACTGTGGCGCAAGAGATGGGCAAGACCATCCCGGGTGCGTTTGACAACTTCAAGGCTGCTCTATCGCGTATTGGTGCGGGTGCGCTCGGTGGAGTGTTCCCCGAGATCGCACCTACGATTCTCGCCATCACGCAGGCGATGTCGCCCCTCGAGACGGCAGCGGCCGGCGTTGGGCAGGCCATCGGCGCCCGGTTGAACCCGGTGGTCGAAGCATTCACGGGCTTCATTACCGGCGCCGATGGTGGTCTCGCCGCCTTGAAGGCAAACCTCGCTCCTCTCACTGGAATGCTGGGTCCGCTTACCGGTGCTTTCATCGCGCTCGGCGCTGGAGGCCTCGGCGGCCTGTTGAGCAAGATTCCCCTGATTGGTGGCATGGCAGGGCCGTTGTCGGCGCTGGCAGGCCCGATTGGTCTCGTTGCAGGCGCTCTCGCGGGCCTGATCGCTGTTTCACCGCAACTTCAGCTGGCTTTCAGCGTCATCGGAAGTCAGCTTGCGCAGACCTTCGGGAACCTGCTCACAACCCTGGGACCGGTTATCGGGCAGATCGGCTCCGCTCTGGCCGTGATGGCGCAGACGATTGGTGGTGTACTGGCCGACGCGTTGCTGACCGTAGCGCCGTTCCTATCGCAGCTGGTAAACATCCTTGGCGGCGTTCTCGTGGCTGTGCTACCTTCCGTGGTGACGTTGATCACTCAGCTGTCAGGCATCTTCTCTGCTTTCGCTGGGGCGATCGTTCCCGTCATCGGGACCGTGCTACAGGCGCTGGTGCCGGCGCTTTCATCTCTGGGACCTGTGATCGGGACCATCGTCAGCGCGGTGGTGCCGTTGGTGTCGATGCTCGCTTCGGCACTCATGCCGATCTTCCAGGCAATCTCTCCGCTGGTTACGGCGCTGCTCTCGGCGATCACGCCTCTGATCCCGGTGGTGCTGCAACTCGCGACAAGCCTGATCTCCACCTTGGTACCGATCTTCACCCAGCTGATCTCGATTCTGGCTCCCGTGATCTCAATGGTGGTGAACCTCGCGACCACGCTGGTCTCAATGTTGGCCCCGATTTTCCAGGCGCTCGCCCCGGTGATCACTCAGCTGATCACAGCGTTCATGCCTCTGATTTCGGCGATCCTGACCCCTCTGATCAGCGTGGTTGCCGCGCTGATGCCCGTGCTGCAGCCGATCCTTGATCTGTTCATTCAGTTGCTCACTCCGATTCTGGCGCTGATTCAACCGTTGCTGCAGTTGGTAAGCGCGATCATCCCGCCCCTGTCGGCGGTGCTGACATTCCTCGCGAACGTGATCGGGGGTCTGCTGAAGGGTGCGTTTGCATTCCTGATCCCTGTCATCCAGTCGGTGGTGCAGATCATCGGGAACGTGCTGCAGCCGGTCATCAAGGGCATCACGGATGTACTCGGTGGTGTGATCAACTTCCTGACCGGTGTGTTCACGGGCAACTGGAAGCAGGCGTGGAACGGGATCGTGCAGATCTTCTCGGGGATCTGGAACGGCATCGTCGGCATCGTGAAGGGTGTCATCAACTCGATCATCGATGCGGTGAACGGTGTGATCGGTGGCATCAACGGTGTCGCCGGAGCGGTGAAGGATGCTACTGGTGGTGCGATCAACTTCACGATCGGGAAGATTCCACGCCTCGCTGAGGGTGGCATCGTCCAGGCGGTCCCTGGAGGCATCATGGCGAACATCGGCGAGGGTCGATACGCGGAGGCGGTAATCCCGCTGAAGCCCGGGATCCTGTCTGAGCTCAGCGGTCAGCCTTCGTCGAATGGCCGTGAGGCGCCGTACATGTACGTCGAACAGATCGTGGCCCCGGATAACGACCCGGTCGTTTCCGGTCGGATCATGGGTCGCGAGTTCGGTCGAGTCGCCGCAGGGAGCATCTGATGACGGTTGCGATCGACAGTCTGGTGCTCCCTGCGGGACCGGCCGAATCCGGTACGGCTGGCTTCTGGCTCGTGTTCCTGGGTGACTGGGATGCTGTCCCGGAGTCGAAGAGTGACATCCGTGAACGCCCTCAGGCAGATGGTTCGTTCGCGATCGCGATGGACTGGCGTAAATCGTTGGCATTCTCCATCAAAGGAGCGTTCCTCGGCGATGCTCGCTCCGATGTTCAGACAGCCAAGCAGCTGCTGAAGTCAACGATCGCTCGGGGTAAGTCGGTGACCGTCGTTGTCACTGATGACGACGGGCCGATGCGGCGGGTCGCTTCGGTCCGATCTGTGATCCTCGACCCCGACTATGGGGGCAACCAGTTCACCTTCACGATCGACCTTGTCGCCTTCGATCCGCTCATGTACGGGCCCGACCAGAGCTACTCGACCGGTGTTCCCGTCTCAGGAGGGGGGCTCCTTTTCCCTCTGGGAACCACCCCCACCGCCTACTGGGACTTCGGCGCAGACGGATCCTCAGGCCGGGTGTCGTTCACAAACACGGGAACGGCACCAACCTGGGGTTCGCTCACGGCGACAGGAGGTCTCGGCAGCGGGTTCACCGCAACCGATGTGACCACCGGTCAGACGGTCCGATTCGAACGTGTGATCCCTGACGGGTCGGTAGTACAGGTCAACCAACGCACTGGCCGAGCGTGGATCGACTCACCCGCCAACGACGTGTCCGGATACCTCACGGGTCGGGACTTCTTCCAGGTCGGACCGGGCGAGACGCATCAGATCCAGTTCGCACCGCTTGGAACCGTGACCGGTACACCACTGTTCACGTTCACTGCGGCGCCAGCAAACCGGTAGGAGGTGGCCGATGGCCCGATTCATCATCGGTGACCTCCGCACTGGCCGGCGCATCTTGGATCTTCCTGTGCTGACCGGTACCTGGGATGACAAGCTGGATACCGCGGAAACCATCCGCGTGACAGTGGACTTGCAGGACCCTGACGTTCAGGCGCTCGACCTGCGTAATACGGCGTCCAAGGGCAAGGCGTTCCTTGGTGTCGTTGAGGGCGACACGATCAAGGCGTGCGGGCCGGTCTGGACCCGCAGCTATGACCGTTCGGACGCGAAGCTCGAGATCGGCGCGAAGGGTCTCATATCCCTCTTCGATCACCGTCTCATCATCCCGTTGCTGGCGGAGACTATGGATATCGCCCAGTGGACGATCCCGGATCCATCTGACAACACAAAGACGATCGCCAACCCGGCCCTCACTACCCAGTACGCGGGAATCTGGTGGGGCACCATGGCAAAGCGTCTCGTGCAACAGTCCCTCGCGCGTACGGGCGGAAACCTGCCGATCGCGTTCCAGGCGGATGAGATCGACGGCGTTGCGGACCACACTAAGACCTATCTCGGCGTGGACTTCAAGCCGGTGGGTGAGGCGCTCAAGCAACTGACCGAGTTGCAGGGTGGCGCCGAGATCAACTTCGCCCCACGCTTCACCACCGACATGCTCGGCGTGGAGTGGGTGATGCAGACCGGGACGGTCGCGCAGCCTCTGATCTACGCACAGTCATCCCCGGAATGGAACCTGACCGTGGATGATTCGCCCATGTCTGACTTCGCGATCAGTGAAGACGGATCCGGGTTGGGCTCGTTCGCCTGGGCGACGGGCGGTCGGCAGGCTGACGATGTTCTTGTGTCGAGGGCGTACGATTCGACGCTCATTGATCGGGGGTTTCCGATGATGGAGCTTCTGGACTCTTCCCATTCGACGGTGTCGATTCAGTCCACGCTCGACAAGTATGCAGCGCAGAACGCGGTCAACGGGCGCGGTGCGCAGGAGGCATGGTCGTTCACCGTGGAGGCGTATCCGACTGACGATGGAGGAAACCCAGCCGGGCCGTGGGTGAATTCGTACAACGTCGGTGACTTCTGTGTAATCACGATTGCTCCGTACGACGCGGACTCGGGCGTGGGCGACCCTTATCTGACGGCCGGTGGTACGTTCCGCCGGCGTATCGTTTCCCTCTCGGGTGACGAGAAGAGTGAGCAGATCAAGATCCAGTGCGTGCCGGAGGTGGTCTGATGGGCGGCGGGTACAAGGCTCCCCGTGACGGCATGGATGCTCTAACTGGCCCGATGGCCGACAGTAGGGAACGCCTGCGCGAGCTTGAGCGTCCGACTGGTACGTCGATCGGTTCTCTGGTGCAGCAGGTTCAGCAGACGTTGGCGAACATCGTCGCACAGGTCAACACGATCGCAACGAATTGGATGAACGCGAACTCGTACACGAAGGCGCAGATCGACAACCAGATTGCGAACCCCCCAGCAGGTTCGAATGTCTCAGGCAACGTCGCCGCGAGCGGGTCGATAAGCGCTGGAGGTCTCGCCAATTTCCCGGCCGGCATCCAGTCGTTGGATGCACGCAATCGAGTGCTGACCAGCTCCTACGCGGTCGGGTACTGGGATGGCTCCGGGCGCGGGGGGACAGTCCCTTCGGCGCTGCGCTACAAGCAGGACATCTCGCCGGCCGACACCAGCGAGCTCGTGGAAGCCATGCGGACGATCGCGTTGGTGCGCTACCGATACATCCAAGCTGTCGAGGAACTGGGAGATGCGGCACCGTACCTGCTCGGCTCGATCGCCGAATACTTCGTCGCCGCCGGGTTGAGCGAGTGGGTGTTCTTCAGCGACGACGGTGAGCCAGACGGCATCAACTATGAGCGCCTGACCATTCCACTGATCGCCGCATTCCAGTCGCTCGACAAACGCCTCTCAGCGCTCGAGCAAGAGCCGAGTTAGTCGCAGGTGGGGACGCCGTTCACAGTCGACGCGGAACCAGAGGCGCAGAGGGTCGTGTCGTAGTAGCCGTTGGGAGACGGGACGGGCGACCCAGCCGGGAGACCGGACGATGCAGGCGGCGCGCTGTGATCCTCACTATCGGAGGCACCTGACTGGTCCTGCGTCTGGGCTGCGGCCTGGCGTGCAGCCTCATCCGCTGCAGCTCGGGCGGCTACGGCTGCTTCCTGAGCGGCCTTCTCTGCTGCGAGGCGAGCCTGCTCGACGTCGTAAGCCTTCTTCGCCTGGACCGACTGGGAGCCGAGGGTATCGAGCTCGCCGCCGTGTTCGATCGCTCCCTGGTACGCGGGCGCCGCGACGGTCATGGCGTGCTCTGCGTCGGCTTTCACCTGCGCGGCGTGGGCACTGATCCCGACGCCCACGCTCGCAGCAGCGATCAAGGCGATAACCGCGCCACCTCCAATGAGTTTCGCGCGAAGGCTGACGGCCTTTTCTTCCCCCTGAGTGTTGCTCATCTAATCAGATTAATCCGAACCACCCACCTTTAAAAGACCCAGTTGGAGGGCTCATGACGATCCGTAAGGGCCTTCCGGCCAAAAAGGCCGCGACGGATGCGGATGACACGCGTTATGACTTCCGCAATGACGTGACGTGCAACGCGGACGGATCACCACGCGGCGGAGTTACATCGCCGATCGGGACGAGCCTCGTTTCGTCAACGGCAACAATGAATGTCGCCGTGGGGGCATTTAGCGCCGTGGCGGTGCGCGACAACGGAGTTGTCAAGCTCGCCAACGAGGGAACCGTGAACGTGCTTCTTGACACTGCGCCGGCTGCCAACTCGCGGATCGACGTCATCTACGCAAAGCAGAACGACAGTTCGTCCACTGTGACCACTCCGGATGCCAACGATCTGCCTGTGATCACCTTTGCGAAAGGCGTTGCGGCTGCTTCTCCGGCAAAACCAGCATTGCCGATTGGTGCAGTCGAGCTCGCAACTGTCCTTATCCCTGCCGGGGCAACAGCGACAAACTCAAGCTCGCCCGCTGTGGTCATCACGCAGACCGCGCAGTTCACTGCTGCGGCTGGTGGGATAGTCTCGTTCCGCTCGGTCACGGATCTGAATCTGTGGACAACGTCCCGACCGGGCCAATTCGCCGACGTGTACAGCGACCCGACGACGTCCAACAATGCGACATACCGATGGTCGGGATCCGCTTGGGCATTCGTTGCCTCGTCACTCGTCGCTAGTGGGGCTATTGCCTCTTTCGGGACGAACATCTCCGCTGGCCCGGGAATGGACATCTTCAAGCTCGATGGCATCGTGCACGGCAACCTTTATGTGACCAAAACCACGGCGATCGGTGCTGGTGAAGTCCTGGCGACTTTGAACCCTGGTTGGCGCCCGGGAAACGTTGTGGCGAGTGCTACGGGGATCCCGAATTCGTATGGGCTGCGCATCGACGGGTCGAACGGGCAGATCACGACTGTGGGTAATCCGGCTTCCACGACTCTTGTGGCGTATTTCTGCTTTAGGCAGGTGAACTAACCATGTCGATTGTTGACGGTAGGGGTCTGATCACCTGGGAGGGTGGCCTGTTCGAGCCTGGCTCGGATCTGCTTCGACGCACGCAGTGGGCGTTCGCGCGGATCCGGGCTGATGGCGGGCGGATCATCCTGAATGAGGCTGGGCGCCCGTTTGGTGTGCCGGGGGATGCGAGCGTGCGTAGCGCGTCGCTGACCGCGTCGGGGGTTTCGACGGTGTGGTTCCAGTGGGGGCGGTATTTGCGTGGGGAGACGCCGTCTGCTGCTGATCCACGCTCGGGGAACACGCTTGCGTCGGAGCACACGCAGGGGATCGCGACGGACACGAATGCGCCGTCCGTGTTCGACATGACGTTGCGGGCGAAGTACTTCACTCAGGTGGGGATGCGGAACACAATCGCGTCGGAGTCGTGGCATTGGGCGATCCGTTCGGCCCCGCAGGTGGATCTGGCTTCGATCTCGGGCGTCGGAAACGTCACTCATCTCACGACTGCTGCTGTGGCAGCGAAACCCATTCTGGAGGACATCATGGCTGTGCGGGCGATCAACGCGAAGAACGGGAACGCGTATCTGGTTGGTCAGGAGTTCATCCACCAACTACCTGACGCGAACTACTCGGCTGGCACCGCCCAGTACGGGGATGCCGTGACCTTGTCGGAGGCACAGTTCCATGCGCTGTGCGACTCGAACGGGATTCCGTGGAACGTGGTTCCCGCTATCGGCCCGGGTGCTGGTTGGTCGATGTTGCGTGTCGTGAACGGGAACATGATGACCGGCATCTTCAAGGAATCCTGGTAAGCCCCTACTCCCTGAGAGGGGGAACTGATGCCCGAGCTCCCCGGATTGTGGAGTCTGACTCCGATAGGCGCACTCATCGGTGCGATTGTGCTCCTGTACTGGATGCTTGCCACTGGACGCCTGGTGACCAAGTCATCTCACGAGCGTGAACTGGCGCTCGCGACCACTCGCGCTGACGAGTGGAAAGCCGCGCACGGACGGTCGGAAGATGCGCGCGCTGTGGCGCTCGAGCAGAACTCGGCCCTTCTCGCAGGTGTGCGGATCGCGGACAAGTTCTACAAGGACTTCCTGCCGCCGCAACCAGACGAACGCACCATCCCGCGAATCACGGGAGGTCACGATGCGGTGGTTTAGGAAGCGTCCCGCGATCGACACGGAGATGGATCCGGAAGTGCTTGAGGCTCGAGCCGCGCAGGAGCGCGCCCATGCGGCGATCCGGAAAGTTCACTCGCAGGAAGTCGAAGTGATTCAACGCGTCAACTCGCTCGAGGAGCGGCGAAAGCTCAACAACTTCGGGCGCGCGCTCGAGGTGGCCATGGAGGGGCGCCGATGAACCACAGCATTCAACCGTTCTCTCCGCTGGACCTCGTCCCGAACTTGCTCGCGGCGGGGACCTTTCTCGGGGCGATCGCGTTCGTGGCCATCTATGCGACCTTCGCGAATTGGCGTCTCACGGGTCCGGGCCGGGCACTCATGTACTGGGTTGGCTCGTTCGCTCTCCTGGTCCTGATGAACACCATTCACCTCGCCACCGGCAGGTATCCGGGCATCGAGTTCGTGCGCATCTTCATCTACGGGCTCCTGTTCTTCACCATCTGGCAGTTGGTGTGGACCCTGATCCGAACACTGCGGGCGGGGAAGCCGATCACGATTCAAACCTTCATTGACCGTCGAACCAAGGAGAAACAGAAATGACCCCCGTCCTTTTCCAGCCCGATCTGCTCGGTGCTCTCACCTTCCTCATCTCGTTCCTCCTTCCCCTGCTGGTAGGACTCATCACCACGAAGGTCACCTCCGGTGGTGTGAAGGCGGTGCTCCTCGCGGCCGCGTCCCTGATCACCTCCGTGGCGACGTCGTGGGCTGCAGCCCTGCAGTCGAATCAGCCGTTCGACCTGTGGACTGCACTGCTGACTTTCGGTGGTGTGTTCGTTGTTGCTGTGGCGTCTCACTTCGGTGTGTGGAAGCCGGTTGGTGCGTCGGCCGCAGCTCAGGCTGTTGGCGCCGGCGAGCACGTCGCAGGGCCCGAAGTCTCGACGAAGGATCAGATCCTGGCCGCGCACGCCGCCCTCTCCACGTCGGAGAAGGAAGCGTCCGAGCAGGCCGCCCTGTCCCGTGTCGCCGGCGACGTCTGAGTAGGGGGAAGTCATGGCAGTCACGACGAAGGTCTATGCGTCCCTTGCCGCCACGGTGGGGAACAAGGAGGTCGCGTTCGGTTCGGACACGTTCAAGGTCATGCTGTGCTCGAGCTCGTACACACCGAACCAGGCGACCCACAAGTACAAGTCCGACGTGACCGGGGAGATCACCGGAACCGGTTACACGGCCGGCGGGGTCACTCTCACCGGTGTCACATGGTCGGGGTCTGGCAACGTGTGGTCGTTCGGGTGCTCGAACATTGCCTGGTCTTCCGCGTCGTTCACCGCCCGGTACGCGGTCGTCTACGACGCAACCCCGGCGACGGACGCCACCCGCCCTTTGGTGGCTGTGATCGACTTCGGTGCTGACACGACGGTGACCGCGTCGACGTTCCAGATCAACCCGACCGGTGGGGTTCTCTTCACCGAGACCGCTGCGTAACTGAGGGGCTGGCCGTGACGGAGCAGACGTTCGACTTCGAAACCGCAACGGCCGGCACCCAGGTCACCACTGCGTCGACCATCGGGGCGAGCTCGGTCACAACGTCGGGTGGCACAGTCAAGATCGACAACACGTGCGTCGGGAACGGGACCCGCAACATCCTGATGACGGTCACCACCGCGAACACGGTGACCATCGCCCGCTTCAACGTGAACGCATCTCTGGTGCAGTCGTTCGGTGGGTGGTTCACAACCCCGGCAACCCCGACCGCGAACCTCACGATTCATGCACCCCGCTACTCTGGTGGGCCTGTGTTCAGGGTCAACTGGGGGACGAACAACGCGCTCACGACAGGTGACTTCTCCGGTGCGACGGCGAACCCGATCACCATTGCCACCGGCCTCACACCCGGTGCACGGTACTACCTCGCCTATCAGCTGACGATCGCGACACCCACGACGGGGCAGATCGCACTGCAGGTGTACGACTCGGCTGGTGCGCTGATCGGATCTGGGACGTCGTCGAGCTACAACCTCGGCACAACAGCTATGTCTGCCATGGATGTGGGTGTTGTCTCAACGATGCCCGTAGGTCGTTCTGTGGCGTGGGACTACGTGCAGGTCAACGACGGGTCAACCACCCCGTACGTGCCGGCCGGGGGGAGCGTCACGGTGACCGCCCCAACCGGGACGACCATTCGGGGAACGTCAGGCGCGGCCGTGAGCGCGGGAGTTGTTCTCGCGGTGCCTGTTGGTACGGCAACCCGTGGCAGCGTCGGCACAGGTGTGATGGCAGGCGTTTCTGTCACCGCACCCACGGCCACTCTCAACCGGGCCGGTGTGAACCCGTCCCTCGGTGCAGGAGTGCTTCTCTCGGCGCCGAGTGGTGCGGTCACCAACTCTGGTGTTCCGCCTACCGTGTCGGCGGGATCGCGGGCGACCCTAACGCCACCCGTCGCAGCCATCACGAGGACAGCAGCGGCACCGAACATCCTCGCAGGCGTCACCCTTGCCGCCCCTGTGGCGTCCAGAGTGTGGGCGGCGGCCAGCGTATCCGTTCTCGCAGGAGCGACGGTCCAAGCGCCAACAGGTGGTGTCCTGCGTCTCGGCGTGCCACCAGCCATCGTGTCCACCGTGGCACGCGACATCACCGTCTACGTTTCGGGGCCGACCCGGCACCAGTTCAAGGATGCGTCCCCGCTACCGAATCCGCTGCGCGTGTCAGGAGGCACCCGATGACCTATCTCCCTCGAGACGGGCGAGAGTACTTCCATTGGACGTTCACCGGTCTCCCGGATGATCACGGCGCCGTGGAAGTTCAGATCGGTGGTCAGTGGTGTGCCCTCACGATGGACGGCCCGGTCGGTCGTCTCCTGGTTGCAGGCCCGGACGCTGACCCGGCCGGCGCCGTCGTCGTCTCCTCCGACACGGATGTGAGAGTCCGCGTCACCGACAGTCCCGAGGTTGTGGTCCGTGGTGGTGGGTGGATCCGCCTCACGTCCTAACACTCTGGCCCACCCTTCGATCGTTCCCGTACCGTGTCGTTCGGGTTCGATCACCCAGCACCCCCAGTTCAGGCTTCGGTCTGCGCTGGGGGTGCTTTCGTCGTGTTTGGGGATGCCGCAACAGGGAGGTAGACGATCAGTGCGCGGTCTTCGGAACCAGTGGCTACCTCGGCACTACATATCGCTCGTCACCCATGAGCGTCCTCCGTGTTTTCTGCGGCCGGGTCGAGCATCCACTCGCATTCGTTACACCAACGCTTCACGCCATGCCACGATGAACAATCGTGATCGATGGCATCTGGTTCGTCGGCGTCTTGGACCCGCTCCGCGTAGAAGGCGACCTCATAGCGTGTCATGGGGTGGTAGCCCTGCATGACCTCTGGTGGCGGTGTTCCCCGTAAGTCCCGGGCTCGCCGGGCTGCTCGCCGCGCGGCCTGACTCATCCTTCAACCTTCCGCGGCCACTCCGACGCGATGCCGAGTTCGCCCGCCTCATACCGCCAATCGATGACCACCATCGTCAAGTGGCCTCGGTGCTCTTTGATTTCGCGGGTGGTTATGTAGGTAGTCGGTTCTTGTACGTTCTCAACTGCGAGACGCATTGCTCGGTCTTCCTTGGCGGTGAGTTTCATAGGGCATCAGTGGACCAGTGGATCGTGATCATTCCGCGTTCGAGTTCGTGGTGCCCTGGGTGACCCCGTCGCAGTTCGCAGCGCCCCCAGAAGACGTCTACAAGGAGGTCAGATGTTCTGCGCTCGCGCCGCGCCCAGCATCTCCTTCGCAGCATTAGGACTCCTGTCGAACAGTCGAACTATCTCCGATGCCCCCGACATCCTCGGCCTGAGCCGATTCAAGGTCGGCCTTACAGACTCGGCAGCGCTCCGCGTGCATGATCGCCTGGTCGTCTCGTTCAAATCGGCGACCGCAGGGCATTTCGAACATCTAGTTATCTCCCATTGTCTTCGCTGGTGTCTTTACACCAGACTAGCGCGCCGGTACGATGGTGTAAAGACACCAAGGAGACCAAATTGAGCGACATCACGAAACACATGGCCGAAGCGCGACGACAGTCGGAAGAGTGGGCTGCTGCCGTGATGGAACGGGTCACCTATGAACCCGTAAAGACACCCGATACTGTGGGTGCCGTGCCCAACAAGCCCAAAACACCGGTAAGCAACTTCCGCATCCCCGAGGACGTGAAGGAAGCCGCGACAGCGAAAGCTAAGGCTGAGGGGAAGACACTCACCGATGTTGTCGTCGAAGCACTCCGCCGCTACATCAAGGCCAAGCCGCGTGGCTGAACCAGCAGAGCCGCTAGTGTGACCGTATGGAAGGCTTCCCGTACCTCATCGTCCTAGCGATCAGCGCGCTGCTGTTCTTCGTGATCTCGTTCTACGTCATCAAGGCTGCCGTGAAGCGCGCTATTTTCGAGGCACGCCAAGTCATCAACGACGACGAGTCTTTGCTCTAGCGGGGTCGGTGTTCCCGCCAGAACTTCACCAGCTCGCCGGCGGGTGGTCTCGCTGCAGCCATCACACTGTTATCCGTCCGCCGCGCAGCCATGTGATGCCGCCACTCCTCGAACGCGATCCGGTAATCCCACCCAAGCTGACACGCGCCGTCGAACGATCGGACCCACCCGATCAGCTCCCTGGCCTCGCTGGTGGGTGCGTAGGTGACGACCCGGAACCATTCCTCGGGCCGGTTCGGATCACCCTTCAGGAACCGCCTCACGACCGCATACGGCACCTGAGACTCCGACACCCGCAACAACCACTCAGTCGGGCGCGCGTAGGAGGACGGGGACCAGTCAGTCACTATGGAAGGCTACGACGGACCCTCCGACATCCTCCGCGACCTCCCATTCATCGTCAGTGTGGTGACTAACCACCAATGTCCATGAACCACTTCCGGAGGGAAGACGAGGGAGGGAATTCATCGTGACCAACCCGAGTATTCCGGCTTTGTGGTTATCGACGGGGGTGATCGAAACTTGTTCCGATTGATCTGGGTCATCTTCAAGGCTGTTGAGTTGTTGGGCGCGCTGAAACGAGAGCCCAAGGATTGTGCCGATGTCGCGGACGCTCACGCCCTCAGCGGATAGAGACTTCACGAGCTGTGAGGACAGACGCGTGGCGGATCGCTCGAGGTTAGCTGCAGCGGTCCGGTAGCGTTCGATGCTCGCAAGAGTGCTTTTGATGCCGGTCACGGCACCGACGTTCTCGTATGAGACGTTCACTGCAACTTCCTCGATGGGGATGTTGCGGGTGACTGCGATGTACTCGCGTGCCATTTCGGGCACCTCCGCGAGCCGGCGCGCTTGGGTGAGGCCGTCGAGCTCGGGGATCGCGACCATCCACCATTTCCCTTCACGGGTGGCGGTGACTTCGTAGGTCTTCACTTCCCTGCCTCCTTGATCGCATTGTTGACCTGGCGAACAACCCCGGGGGAGATGGTCTTGTGGCCGTCCGGGACGGTGACGCTGACGGTGCCGTTCACGTAGGTGGTGTGGCTTCCGACGGTGCGGGCCGGGACGAAGCCTGCGTCCTTGAGGCGCTTGACCAGCTTCCGGGTGGGTTCTTCGCTAACCATGAGATTAGTCTACTGTCGGTAGACAGTACAAGTCAAGCGTTGCTAGACAAAGAGTGGAACGTAGTAGTCTAGCCGCCACTTCCCTCATCGTCTCCATGTTCGTACGGTCGAAGGTAGCCATCAAGAGGGCAGTACCACTCCCACCTTTGGCCTGTCGCTGGCAGGTCGGGCTTGCGTCGTTTCAGGATGTGCCCGTTGGGGCAGTAGTCGTTCAACATGAGGCATAGTCTTCATCCGTTCGGCGACACCACTGTCCACCGACCCGACCGATCGACGCCGACAGCCTGTACCCCTGTCCACCCCATTGCGGGGGCCATGATTCATGTGAGTTCGTTGAGATACCGCGCATTGTCCAACCGACAAACAGAACCTTCTGTGCGCGGTGACCGGTCACTCTAATTCGTGAGCCCACTTACGATTCCCCCAACACACCAAACAGGGGAGCAACATGAACCAGACCGCAAGACCCGCCACCAGTACCGAACTGGTGCGGCGCAACATCCGTCTCGCATTCCAGCAGGCAGGCGTCGATATCGGCCAGCTGGCCCGGGATGACGGGGAACTTCGCTTCATGGAGGTGGTGGCGGTCGCCCTCCTTTTGGGGTGCTCGCCGGCGCAGTTCTTCAACTCGGAGGCGTCGGATACACCTTCGGGTACACCACGTGTTTTCGGAGCGGAATGACAAAACCCCTACCTCGTAGACGAGAGTAGGGGAGTGGTCTTGTGGCTCCGACCGGCATCGATCCGGTGACCTTTCGATTTTCAGTCGAACGCTCTACCAACTGAGCTACAGAGCCTCACCGCCGAGGCGGTGATAGACGAAAGCCCTTCCGAGGGAAGGGCTTGTCGCCATGGCGACCCTGACGGGACTTGAACCCGCGACCTCCGCCGTGACAGGGCGGCACGCTAACCAACTGCGCTACAGGGCCAAACTGTTATTCGATTTTCCGTGTTCCATTGTAGATGACGTCCACCGCTTGCGAGGACGGGTGACCCCAACGGGATTCGAACCCGTGCTGCCGCCGTGAAAGGGCGGTGTCCTAGGCCGCTAAACGATGGGGCCGGGTTGTCTCGATCCACTTTCGTTTCTCGACGACCACCGACGCATAAGCATACGGAAGATGGTAGCCGAACGCCAATCGGGGTTGCATCCCGGGCGGGTCAGGCCTATACGGAGGGTTCGGGAGGGTGCGCCGATCGGGCGACGCCCCACGGAAATGCCCCGGTTCGGCGGGTCTCGGTGGGTAGATTGCGAGCGACGGCTCCCCCCGCCGTCCGCGTGAGTCACGCGCCGCCGACCCCTGCCGCCGTCCACCGACCCTGGGCTTCGCGCGCGCATGTTGGTAAAGTTGCACGAGTTGACTAGCGATACCCGTGCGACTGGTGTGACAAACGAGATGAAAACGGTACGTGAGCGAAGCGGGTTCGAGGTGGCGATGAGACGCGAGACGAGTGGATTCGGGGAGAAGGTCCCCAGGCGCAGGCCGTGGTCCCTGCGTGCCGGGATCGCAGCGGCCGCCATCGCGGCGCTGGCCGCCGTCGGATCCGTCGCCCCCGCCTACGCGGACAACTACCCCAGCTGGCAGGACGTCCAGAACGCGAAGGCCAACCAGGCCACCGCGTCCGCCCAGGTCGACAAGATCAACGGCCTGATCTCGCAGCTGAAGGGCGAGGTCGCCTCCACGCAGGCGGAGGCCGTGAAGCGCGGAGCCGAGCTCCAGGTGGCCGAGGCCAAGTTC